AGAAAGAAATGCTCTTGCTTATGTTCCAGATAAGATTAGACAAAGCATTACATGGAGCTATCCATCCAAGTGTTTAACTAAATGGTAGTATTAATAGCAATATAAGAGAATTTTAATATGAAAAAACATACTCTTACATTATATAACACACGAATAACATTCTACAACTTGGAACAACATACGATAATAGTAGTGAAAGAAGTGCCGAATAATATTATGAAGAATATGTCGAAGAATTTGATTTTTGATGTGTCGAAGATAATGTTGAAGATAGTGAAATTCATTATCTCCGTTTAACGTCTGAAACTAATGTTATTAAGAATAAAGAAAATAATATTGAATGAAATATTGGACATAGTGTTGGTGAAAAATAATAAATTTAATATTGCAAATAATATTATTAGTAGTGATGTGAATTGTGATGATAGAAATAATGAAAATAAATATAATATTAAATGCGAACGTATGACTGAATATAATATTGGAAATGTTGAAAATTAAAAGTATGAACAATATATTGAAAATAATGTTTGAGAAGGTTATACAATGTATGACAATGAAAGATAAGGTACTAATATTGGAGGTTTATAAATAAGAACGTGTAGTGATAGTATAAAAACTAATGATGATAATCATTATATAAAATGTAATGGTGAAAACGATAATTATAAGAGAGAACGAACGACTAAAGTGTGTATCGGAACTTTATTTGTAAGAACGTGTACCATTGCACTTCAAGCCCCTCCCTTAATTAATCGTCGCCAAAGTCCCCCGCCTTGTCTTGGAACTTCTACCTCAAACCAAACCGAACAAAATCCTCAATCTAAACAGAACAAATTTTGGTATTAACATTCAAACTTATGATTATGAAGTACATTATTCGCATTCTTGCAATGATTCCTACTTTATGTGTAGGTATTGCAATGATAGTTACAGCTGTTGCAGCTATTGACTATCATCTTCTTGTTCTTGCAGCAATAGGTCTTGGTTTTGCATTTGCAAATGGTCTTTCTCACTATGAAGAAACTGTTGATGATTTAGTTCATCTAATTCGTATTCTTTGTGATAAAACTCCAAGATACAATCAATAGTAGCCTTAGTGCTACTATTGTTATTTATTAACTTTATAAAACTTATTGCTATGTGTAAACTTATTTATGTTATTGTTATTAATAGACCTACCTACAAACATACTTGTGGTGCAATAACTAATTTGAATCAAGAATCAAGAACTGCACTTATAGACCATATCTATGACCAAACAGGTCTTGAATTTAGTGGTTTACTTTCTCTTGATTTTGATAGTGACATTTGTCCTAAACTTAAAGCTGATAATGATGAATGGTCATATTTATCAATAGAACATGAAGCATATTTTGAATAGTAGTCTAAGTACTACTATTCAAAATGTTGGTGTTACTCATTCTAAACAAAACAAATTTTGGTATTGAGAAAGACTTGATACTATTCATTTTATTAATAATTAAATTACTTACAATTATGGAAAAGAAGAATGTTATCGAGAGTTTGATTAAGGCAGGTGCTAAGTCAGTTAAGAACCTCAAAGTGAAGAATGTGAACGTTGTTCCACAAGAGAATTATGTTCGAGTTTCACTTAGTGTTGATAAAGCTATTCGTGGCTTTGTTGCACAAGAAGACGGTACTTACAAAGAGGGTGAAAGAAAAGTTATCTTTGTTTCTCTATTTAGTATCATTGCTCAGCTTCGTGATGATGAGAATGCTTCATTTGCAGCGAACCACATTCTTAGTCATCCTGAGTCTGTTGTCATACTTCTTAGTGGTGCTACACTTGATATCCTTCAAGAGGATGTTGCAAGTGGTCAGGAATATCACAATCCTTGGTCTGATAATACAGACAATGTTACCACGTTTGAGCATGACACAATCATCAACCACATCATGAATGTGAAGATGAACGAGAGAGCGTACAAGATGCTCGACAAGTTGGCAGACAGCATGCTCGGCATTTAGTCAAACGAAAGATTGGAGCAAGTGGAAAGAAATTTCTGCTTGCTCTTTTCTTTTCATCAAAAGCAGAACTTGTTTCAACAACAAGTTCGCTCTCTGTTCTCACACCAAACAAAACATATCTTGCTCATACTAAACAAAACAAATTTCGGACTTACAAGCTACATCGAACTTCAATTAAGCGTTCGACACATCGTGCACTTGTAAGTCCAGTAACACTTTCAATTAAGTGTTCAAAATAAGCACGATGAATAGTATCAACATAACTAAAATCATTAATTATGGTAAGAATAATAAACTTAAAAGAACTATTACTTTATCCTCACATGGGACATATTATTTCAGTAGTACCAAAAGTAAAACTAAAAGGAGTAACTTGTTCTGCTTCAAGAGTACATTCAGTACTTGAAGAACTTGAAAGTCGAAAAGAGAATATAGTAGTATTACTATATATAGTATAAAGAGTAGAAGTAACTGAAGTACAGATAAGTGTTTTGAGCTTAGTAGGAGAAATAGAGTTAAGAAGAGTGAGAAGAGAAATAAGAGTAGAAGTATCAGGAGGACGTAGTTCCCTCCGGTCACTATTCCCTTTACTCTTTTCATTCTCTCTTTTATAATAATCATTTCTCTTTCTGCCATTCATTCGGTCATTTACTTTTCTTTTATTATCTATTTCATCAGTTATATCATTTGTATTTCTTTCATCATTTATTTCAGCATTTCTTTTATTACTTTATTCACTCTCTTTAGCAATACATTGTTCTTACCTTGTAACTTTCGTTACAAGAGTTCGATTTTCATCAACAATCGTATGTTGTAGGGTGTTTGAGTGAGTATCAGGATGTTGACCGTTTGTAAGAGTATGTTGGACATATGAAATTTCTATTGTTTCTCTATTAGAAACTTCATGTTCTTACTATACTCGATTACCTCTTATGCTGTTAATATAACGTATATGTTTAGTGCTAATAATAGGTTTAGTAGCATAACATTCAGTATTATTAATAGTACTTTAATCAGATATTATAATTGTAGTTTAGTTTGGTGTTGGAAGAGAAGGGGTATTACCAGAAAGATTACATCTTTCGGTAATACTTTCTTCAGTTCAATTATCTCCAACATTAGAATAAACTCTATAACATAGTAAAAACATAGTCAAATATATGAATACATTTGTTTTAATAAAAACAGTAACATTATGGATATTATGTATAATAGTATTTAGTTTAATAATGTTATCTGAACTTCATCTAAAAGTACTAATTGTACCTGTCGAGTATCAGTATCAAGATGTGGACGAGATGATACATTTAATAGAAAATTACAGAATGTATTATCTTTATTCAGGTGATTATGTAAAGGAACTTGAAAGAGGTGATAGTACTATTAATCGTAGTAATCTTAAACGAGATTATAATCGTTATAAAGATAGTGTTATATGGGATAATGAAGATTATTCTACAAGTGTAGAATATATTTATCCTAAAAAATAATTAATTATTAACTTCCAAAAAGTATTTATTATGGAAAAGAAGAATGTAGTAGAGCAGCTGCTGAAGCAAGGCTCTCAGCTGGTAAAGAACTTGACTGTAAAGAATGTAACTGTTACTCCTAAGGAGAATTACATTCGTTTGTGTCTAACATTGAACAAACCTGTTAAAGGTTACGTGTCTGATGATGATGGTAACTATACTCTTGGAGAAACTAAGTTTATTTATGTTTCTCTATTTAGTGTAGCTGCTATTCTTCGTGATAACGAAGATGCATCATTTGCAGTTAATAATATTATTAAGAAGCCTTCTTCTGTAGAAGTTCTTCTTAATGGTGCTCGTGTTGATATCATTCAGCAATCTGTTAAGGCAGGTGAAGAGTATGCTAATCCTTGGTCTGAAAATGATACTGTACAAGTATTTGACCACGATACTCTGATTAATCACGTAACTAATATTACGTTTAGTCAACGTGCTATTGGTTTACTTGGTAAACTTGCAGAGAGTATGCTCGGTATCTAAGAGAGTTTCGGTGGTAGTAGTGAAATATCTACTACCACTATTATTATTAATCATATTAAATCCAACAACAAATGAATACAAATAAGTTATATTTCTTCACATCAAGTGTAAGTAACGATGAAGTTACTCGTTTAACAATCATGACAAATAGTCCTAAACGTGCTTTAGGATATGCTATTATGCAGTTTGTTAAGCATGGCTGTAAAGGTACTCCAGTTAGGATTGCTTTGTAGCCGTTGTGTAGCCACTAATAATTGTTAAATTAGTGGCACTATTGCTCCCCCGTAAAAGAAATGAATTATATTTGTGAAAGTAAAACGATAGATGTAGTGTACATCTTTTGAGTAGTGATACTCAACCTCTTATTGCCAATGATGATAATGATTTTATTCTTGTAACATAAGTGTTTTTAGTGTGAATACCCTCCTTGATTAGATTAGTTATCTTGGTAATTAGTTTTGTATTTAGAATAGCACTGATGTTACATTATATCTTCGTTTTACTTTTACAAAATATAATAATAAATGATTATGGGAGATATTGATGATATATATGCAGGTTGTAGTGTAGAAATTGACGGTTACTGTCTTAGTAACGATGTCGATGATTATGACCTTTATGGCGAAAAGATGATAGGAGATAATGAATCTGATAATGATTCTGATATTCTCTTTGAATAAGATGATATAAACGTTATTCTAAATACAATTAATAATATGAATAAAGAAAGTAAACTAAAGGCTCGTAGAACTAAACTTGGTAAATGTTCTAAAGAAGAGCTTGTAGAGCGTATTATACGCAAAGACACAGAAGTGTCTAAACTTATTGCCAAGAATAAGACTCTAAACAAAGAGTTGTTCGAGGCAGACGAGTTACTGAACGATACAAAGAAACATTATGAGAACAAAGTAAAGTTCTTAGAGGTAGACTATGATGAGGTTGTTGAGAAGAACCTTAGTCTGCAAAAAGGTTTCAAGACAGTGTTGTTTGGTCTGTTAATGATGAGTGCTCTTTTCGTGATGACGCTGGTTGTAGCGTTTCTTTCATAGTAAATTATAATTAAAGTTTTTAGTTATTGTTATTAATCCTCTCAGTCGTGATGATTGGGAGGATTTTTTATGTCTTGAAATTATGATTATAAAACATATAGCTATGAATGGTGGTGTTTATTATAATATAACACCTGCGCAACAAAGAGATTTACATTCTCTTATTCGTCCTGCATTTAGAAACACTATTGGTGTTTGTCATACTTGTGCTGCTAATTGTGATGGTAATAGTATAATATTTAATTGTACTATATCTGAAATGCAATGTGTAGATTGTTTTAATGATTGGCAGAAACATTATACTCTCTCAAAGGAAGATTATAAGCGTCAGGCTTATACTGCTGAAAGTGTTGAACGTATATTAAACAAAGATTAGAACGTATGACTATTCCTGATGATATACTTAGTACTATGAGCGATGATGAAGTTCGTGATTATCTTGATGATGAAGCTGCTGATATGTGGCTTTCGTCGGTTGAGTGTAGGGATATGGACTTTGTGTAATTGGCGTGGATAGGCTATATTCTTTGTCTGTTGGCTTGAATATATAAAGCTGATAAGTTAATCGACTTTTGAAAATAAGCCGTGTATAAGAGAAAATAAAATATTATAAAAATTTATGATTATTATTATAGATAACAAAACTGATGTAAGTGTTAAAATACATGATGATACATATATACCTAAAAAAGATGATGTTATAGAATATAATATAGGTAACAAACATATTAATGGTATAGTAACTTCTATAAGACATTCAAATTATATGTCTATACATGGTGATATTTGTAATGACATAATCATTACAGTACATTAATAATATATGATAGAGATAGTAAAGATTTTAATCTTAGGCTATATGTTTTCGATAACGCTCTATCTACTATTGAGGATAATCCTCATTTATATTATTTATTAACTATTAAAATTGTTGTAAAATGGCAAAACGTAGCTATGATGAAAACAAGTGTTTGAAGAGTATTAGTAAGGTAACTTACCTTGATTATGGTAGTAAGGCTATAATTGGTAGTACAGATGTATGTATTGGTATACGTCGTCTTGGTAAAATTGATTACCTTTGTAATTATTGTGGTTGGCATTTCTATTGGGACAACAAAGCACGTATTGGTTACAATTACATTGTTAATCCTGATGCTCCTAAGTTTGCAAGACAAGCTAAGAAAGAGAAGAAGCAACCAAAGTTGAAGAACAAGAACAAGAAATAAGTATGATTGGTGGTCTTAAAATAAGTATTAAACCTCCTAAAGCTAATAAGACTGTTCGTGAAAAGGCTTATACTAAGGTTAGTCGTAAGACTGTTGGTAAAGTTGAAGTAGAGAATGGTAAGTTTGTTGTAAGAGTTTCTGCTTTTGAAGTTCAAAGAAATATTGAAAAGAGTTCTCTTCCTGCACAACTTGTTCTTCCTCTTACTGATAAGTCTTTTGAGCTTAAAGGACGAGAAAAAGTATTTTCTCATTCTAAAGGAGAACATGGATATGTTTGTTATCTTCGTACTAAAGAAAGAGCTAATCTTTTTCCTGGTATTCCAGAACAATATACTACTGTTGCTCCTAATTGGATGTGTAGTGGTTATGTTGTAAGGATTAAAGGAAAGCTTTATTTTGATTTAGGTGAAGCTATTGCTCCTGAAGGTACGATTGTTGGTCAAGTACATTTTGATGAAGATTAATAAGAAATGGATATTACTATAAGTAAAGCTAATGGCAGAGATGCTGTTAGCACTTTGGGTCTAACTGATGACCAAAGAAAGGCTTATAATGCTCTTATTGAATTTATCAACTCAGAGTTTAATCCTAATGATTTTAAGAGAGCTTTAAGTGGTCCTGCAGGTACTGGTAAGACTTATCTTCTTAAAGCTCTTATTAAGAATTGTGGTATAAGTTATAGTGTAATTGGTTGTTCTGCACCTACACATAAGGCTTGTCGTGTTCTTAATGAAAGTATCAGAATGGGGTCTATTAATATTAATACACTTCAATCTGACTTAGGTCTTAAAATCAACTTTGATGTTGAAAAGTTTGATATTAACAATCCTCCTTTTGACCCTAAAGGTCGAATTAAGATTGATAATTATAAGTTATATATAGTTGATGAGGCTTCTATGATTCCTTGTGGACTATGTATTTTTCTTGAAAAGATTTGTAAGAGCAAAGGCTGTAAACTTATTTATGTTGGTGACGATAGTCAATTAAGTCCTGTAAATGAGAAATATAGTGCTGCTTTTAAGGGAATTGAATTGTTCAAACTTACTCAGATTGTAAGACAAGAAGAAGATAATCCTATTAGACATCTTCTTGATTTACTTCGATATGATATTAAGAATAAGACTTTTAATTTCCTTAATTACATTACTACTAATCGTTGTGCTTTTGATACTAATAATATCAAAGGTTATAAAGTTTGTAGTCCTGCTGAATTTAATCAAATTGTTTATAATAACTTCAATGATGAACAAATTACTTCTAATGTAGATTTTGCTAAGATTGTTGCTTATACCAATAATTGTGTATCTGCTTGGAATAAAGTTGTTCGTGGAGGAATTATTAGTGATGCTGATAAATCAGTTATTACTAAGAATGATTTGATAATCTCTTATGTAACACTCGTTGATAAGTTCAATGATTGTATTATTAAGAACTCTGAAGAATATATTCTTAAAGATGTTGTAAACTATACTCATCCTAAATATGGTCTTAAAGGTTTTATGGTACGTTTTATTGCTATTCATGGTGGTAAAGTATCAAGTCCTTTATTTATAATTGACCATAAGGATAGAGCTTCTATTATGCAATATATTGAGATTAGTAAAAATCTCATTCATAATGCTAAAGTTGCTCGTAGTGTTACTCGTGCTCAACGTTGGAAAGAATACTTTGAGTTCAAAGAAAGTTGTCTACTACTTACTAACATTCTTGACAATACAGGTAAAATAATGTTTAGTAGAGATTTAGATTATGGGTTTAGTGTTACTGCTCATAAATCTCAAGGTTCTACTTATGACACTGTTCTTGTAGATGTTAATGATATTGTTTACGATAAGTTTGGTCATCCATATACTAATGCAGAAGACATTAATCGTAGACTTTATGTTGCTTGTAGTAGATGTAAAAACAAACTTTATATGAAGTTTGGACAATAATGAGAATATATAACAAAAGTAGTATCACAATTATTATTGCTTATGGTACTGATAAGTATAATCCTGATAAAGTAAAATCAAACGAAAAAGGTGTTCCTTATATTAAATATGAAAATACTTGGTATAAGATTAAACCTACTATCAAAGTTCAACTTCTAAATAATACTTATTATATGAATAGTATAGAATATTTAGTTACTTGTAATTATACTGAAGAACTATTCCTTAGTAAGTTATTAGAAATTATTGTGTAATAATGATTGATTTAATTAAACCAAATTATAAAAATATGGATATTTCTCGTAATGCTAATTCTCGTAATAGGAGAAAGATGATTAATGGTTTCAAAGGTGAAGGTACTCCAAGTGGTTGGATTAAGACTTCTCCTTATGGTACAATAGAGCATAAACCTACTCTTGACGATATTAGACATTCTAATAAAGTTAAGAAGTTCTATGCTACTAATCTTGATAGTAAACACGCAGGTAGTAAACGAACTCTTAATCTTTACTAAATGAAATTTCAAATTCAACGTGCTTCTGATGGTTTTATTCCTGATGCTATTGAAACAGTAGATGTTAGTTCTATTGATGAACTTCAATCTATTGCTGATAAGTATAAAGGAGTTAATCCTAAGAATAGTAATAGTTGGACAGGTAAACATACTCTTATTGTTGATTTTGAAAGTCATATTATAACTATATATGATGATTATGTAGAATGATTGACAATCAGTGTGATAATTGTCCTCTTAGACTTTTCAATAGTAAGTGTCATAATCTGCAAGGAGTTGGTAATCCTTTTATGGGAAAACTTATTATACTTCCTAATGTAGATTATGATGCTTATAAACATAAAGATATGAGTTTTAGTAAGCAGGTAGAAGTGTTAATGCAAAACATTTCCTTTACGGGGGAGTTAGCGGACACCTACATTGTACCTTTAATTCGTTGTAATGAAAGTCTTGGTTGTGATATTAACGATGATATTATTCGTAATTGTCAAAGATATCTTGCAAAAGATGTTAAGACTTATGATTTCAAACATATTATGCTATGTGGTAGTGCTGTTGAAAGATTCCTACATGGTTCTATATATCGTTTGATAGATAGTATTGTTGTTTCTGGTAATAATAGACGATATTATTCTAATTATAGTCCTCTTATTAAATATGTAGATGAAAGTAAGTTTAAGACTTTTGTTCAGAAAGTTGATGATTTTCTTTATTCTGCAAGTAATAATGATTATAGTAAGTATGATATTGTTAATCTCTAAGATGAAAATGTTATGATAATTAGTAAAGCTATGGACGTTGAGATATTTCCTAATCTATTTAGTGTAACTTTTATAGATTTAGCTGATTATCTTAATGTTTTTAAGGATTGTGTCAATGATAAAGGAAAACCTATTGCTTTGACTGAAGTTCTTAGTGTTGAAGAAATTAAGCGTAGACTTGATACTGTTAAGTCTGATGTATTTTATATTTCTGATACTGATGATGAGCAACTTCTTGAATTAGTTGCTTATATTAATAGAATGGAAGCTCATTATATCACTAAAACAAGTGATGAAGGTGAAATTTATCAGATTCCAGTTAGAACTGATTTATTTGGTTTTAATAATCAAGGTTATGATGACTTAATGATTGCTGGTTTTATGATGCAATTTAATCGTCATGATACTACTAAACAACTTATTAAGTGGTTGTATGAACTTAGTAAGAAGATTATTAGTATGCAAGATGATAAAGACGCTTTTTATGCTGATAAGACTATAGAACTTATTAGAAAGTATCGTTTACCTTATGCTACTGTTGATTTACAAAGAGTTTATGGATTGAACTCAGCAGGTGTTGTAGTTGATAAAGATACAGGAGAACGTGTCAAGTACGGTAAAAGTCTTAAACAGACTTCTATTAATCTTAAATGGCATGAACTTCTTGATTTCAAACTACCTCCTATAAATGATGAAGAATATCATATTTATTGGAGTAAACAAGAGCATTATAAAGGTATTGAACTTCGTAAACTTAATATACTAATTTCTAATGACTTTGATAGATATGTTCTACCAAAGTATGTAAAGCCTATGCTTTATTATAATAAGAATGATGTATTTGTTTGTTGCGAAATGGTTCGTCAAGTACCTAATGAGGTAAAACTTCGTTATAGTATTACAAATGCTTTTAACGTAAACGTTCTATGTAGTTCTCGTGCTAACATTGCAGATAAACTTGTAGTTTATTTTTATAGTAAGATGTCAGGTCTTCATAAAGATAAATTTATAAAAGGTCGTACTGAACGTACTCGATTAAGTTTTAATAAGATTATCTTTCCTCATATTCAGTTTAAGACTAAACAGCTTCAAGATATGCTGACTGAAATGAAGAAGATTAGTATTTATCGTACTAATAAAGATAGTTTTAATAAGACTATTGAGTTTTATGGTACTACTTATAATCTAGCAACTGGTGGCATTCATAGTCAAGACCCTCCTCGAATACTCAGGTCTAAAGAAGGTGCTTATACTTATGTACATTGGGATTATACTTCATATT